CCTCAGGCACATATAGATCGCCTTATGTAGGGCGGACATTATGCATTTCTTCAATAATTACCTATATACAGATAGAAACGACTCACTCTTCGGGCAGGACGTACCAAGAGTGATGCCGTTCATCCCCATGGACTTCCAGAAAGAGCTGATCATAGAAACACGAAACAGCATAGTCAATGGAACACTCAGTGCGAAAGACAGGCGAGACTTCACAAACGTATTTGTGGAAAAATCAAGACAGATGGGGGTATCGTGGCTGATTATGGCGATATTCCTCTACGGTTGGCTGTTCCACGGTCACAAGTACCATGTCATATCTCAGAAGGAGACTGACGTAGACAAGATCGGGGATATGAGGTCGTTGTTCGAAAAGCTGAGATTTATGATCAATAACCTACCGCAATGGATGTTGCCGGAATGATTCAGCAAGCAGGCTGACACGTCATTCAACAAAAGAATGCTCGTAAGCAATCCAATGACATCTGCATCTATATCGGGAGAGTCTGCAAACCCGAATGCAGGTAGATGAGGGACATACAATGCGATATTCATGGATGAAATGGCGTTCATGTCAAATGCACATGCGATCAACACATCATGTGCATCAGCGACACCGTGCCGTCTATTCAACTCGACACCGAACGGAGAGGGGAATGAGTTCTACAGAATGAAAAGACTGACTGAGAGACGAAAGGACTCGGAAGGGGAACGACACGAACCAGAGATCAAGTACCTAAGGTACCACTGGACTGAGAATCCATTATACTGCGAATACGATGGCGACAAGAGACGATACAACCAAAAAATCAAGGGAATGAGTCGTGAGCAGATCGCACAGGAGCTGGATATCGACTACAACGCATCGGTAGAAGGAAGAGTGTATCCATCATTCAAATCAGACACATGGGATCTAGAATACGATCCAACAAAGCAGACATATGCATGGATCGACAATTCCCACGGAGGAACCGACCCACATGCACTCGTCATTGCACAGGTGGATCCAAGAAATCACTTCATTGACATTATCGACTGCATTACGATGAACCTCGATATCACGACAATGGCGAATTTCGCTGCTGGCGTGGCAAAGTTCAACATGAACGACAACGAGTTCAGGTTCCTAGAGAGATACAAGCTGTACAACATGGCGAAGGCGACATTCATATCGGATCCGTACGATACGGACACCATGGTGAAAACAATCCACAATCCAGATTGAATACTCATCAGGGAAGAGTATAGAAAGGTAGGAATAAACCTCAACATCCCAGACAGGTCAGACGTAAAAACAAGAATTATACTTACAAACTCCAATATATACAGGATAAGGGTAGCGAACCGCTGTATTGACTACGTATCGGCAATGCAGAACGCAAGATACCCAACCGTAGCGGAAGGCTCGAATAGGACAGCACCAACATTGAAACCAGTACACGATTGGACGAGTCACTACAGGACAGCAACAGAGTATGGAATCTCATGGATCACCAAAAACGAGGTCAAGCAGAAAAAAGAGGAGCCAGTGAATAGAGTCATAGTACAAAGAGACAAAGTCACAGGGAAACTCATTTATTCACGTAAATAATTATCATGCCGAATAAGACACAAACCAAGGGTGAACTAGTAGCTATGGAATCATTGCCAAAAAGTCTTTTCCAGACTGAGGAGGAAACCGAAGAGCAGATAAAGGAATGGACTCCTTCAGATTCTGACACAGCAAAACTCAGCTACGTAGACCGTAGAAAGATGGCAATGATCGCCGACAGGAAAAACATTGACAAGAACCGAGATGTGTTTATGGACATGTACGAAGCTATCTTTGAAGCATACCCAGACGAGAGGAGTTCATCCGTTGTGCCACTTGGGAGAGCATTGGTAGAAATGTACGTGGCAGAGGCATTGAAGATCAAGACCGAGTTCAACTTCAAGTGTGAGAATAGCGAGGAATACGGTGGTAAAGCACGTGTATACGAGTACGTCTGGAAAAACGACCAGCGTAGAAACAAACGTGCAAGGCAGTTCATGAAACAAGAATACATGGCTGGGGCGTTCGGTACGGCTGTATTGTATACGTGATACAACAGATACTCCAAAGAACAATACGACTTGGAGGTAGTAGAAGACAAACCAATGTACAGGAAAAGCACGATAGACATTAGCGAGATCATAGTGAAAGATATTGACATAAGAAACTTCTACTGTGATAATGAATGCCAAGAGGAATTTGATTCAGCAAACGACTGCTATTACAGAGAGCGGATCTCATTTGAGAAGTTCAAGGACATCAAAAATAGTATGTTCTACAAGAATACAGAGTATGTCAAGTCAAAAGGGTATTCCGCAGAGTACATGCCATACTCTACTGACCAAGAGTCAACAAAGCAGGGGAGATTCGTATTATTGGAACATTACTGGAACTTGCAAAAAGATGCATACATCACGATCGCAAATGGTGTGATAATCCGTGAGACACCGATCCCATCGACAATAGACGGAGTGAAAGCATTACCGTTTGTTATGCGTGTACTCGGGAAGAGATTCCACAAGGTATGGGGTATCGGACTATTGGAAGCATCAATGATGTTCAACAGCGAGATTAATGATCTCAGGGAAATGCTCATGGATGCGGTGAGAAGAAGCAATATGCAGGTGCTTGCTATCGGAGGAGGATTGACATTCAATGGAAGAGACTTTGCATACGATAACGAGATCTTGACATTCGATGGCGACTTTGAGAAGAACTTCAAGCAGATATCAGGGAATCCACCGAATCAAGCGATCTTCAACCACATGAACGAGATATACAAGAGTATTGCGGTATATGTCGGTATCGACATCCAAAATATCATGGGGACACCACAGCAAACAGCATTCCAAACGGAAGTACAAAGGGAGTCAAGTCAAAAGAGAATCAACACATGGTTGGTAAATAGAGACATGGCATACGAAAGATACGCTGACCTTATGCTCGACCTACTGAAAACACGATACGCACAAAAGGATGCAGACGGTATGCGACCGCAACTGGAAATCGATGGTGAAAAGATCACAGCAGATGCAACAGGCGAGAAGGTGAGAGTAAAACAGACAAAGTGAAAAAAGAATATGCTTGAAGTCACACCAGAAATCATGAGGGCGGAAGGTATATACATTGACGTATACACCAATACATCACTCCCAACGATCAACGCAGTCGAGAGAGAGCAGAAAATGAACCTCATGAAGGAAATGTCAAATATGGTCAACTGATATGCAGTGGCGAAACAAGCAGGATACGATCTTGAGTGAGTATTACCGTTCAAATCAACAATGAAGACTATGGCTGAATCGTTCAACATCGAAACAGATGCAGGACATACGTACGATGACGTACAAGAAGCAAAGAACAAGCTCGTAGAAGACATGCAAAAGATGGCAAGCGGTGCAATGCCACAGCCGACATCACTCCCATGACAGGAACAGCCTTTACCAGATAACATGCCACAACCATGACAAATGCCACAGACTTAATGCTCGTTTCAAAATCAGAATTCGAACTGAGAGCAGGTGAGGTCGTGTTTGGAACCAAGGAGATGGAAGAGCTTCTCTACAACAAGGAGGTGTTCGTAAAGTATATTGACAAAATGGTAAACACATACAGGAGCAACATTGCGATGCTCAGATACAAAGCGGAAGAGATCCCAGCGATCTACATCAGCATCAACACGCTGATCAATCTAAAAACTTCCATTGAAGAAACACAGCAAAACTGGAATACTTATATGAACAATCAAGACAAGAGCAAATAGTACGTGTTTATGGGGTTGTATGGGAAACTATGCACCCTACATAAACAGGTGAAAGCCTGTCTTTATCTCTTCCACAACCCCAACAATGGTATTACCGTTTTGCTATGAAGATATAAATACTACGCTGTTTCAGTCGTAGGGAGTGTAAATACGCATGTTCCTCTAGTAGAAGAAATATAACTCGCAATTCTAGCACCCTTTCCTGCTGTATCTACAGCGAGAGATTTAGAATCAGAGTGGATTTCTACTGTCTTACCTACATCTACTGCGGTAAATGTTCCAGCTCCTACCTTAAAGTATGCTTCTGCTGATTCGCAAACAGGTACCCATACACCTTTGTGTTTACCTGCTGTAGCGTAATCGCTATCAGTAGATGCAATCTTTTGTGCTAAGATTCCTGTAAAGTCTGCACCAGCTGCGTTCTCTACCCCCATCTTGGTATAATTACCAGTAGTAGTATTAGATACGATCTGTACTGCAATCAATGATCCATCATCGATGGCTACTGATGCTGCAATTGGCAACAACTTGTACTCCCATTTGTCGTTTGACGGGTAGAAGTTTTGCGTGTTGTTATACGCATTGATTGGTGTTACTGCTTGTGACATGCTCACTTCAATTAGATGATAAATGTTATTGTGTGAGCAATTTCGTAATGTCTGACATTCTGATTGATCTCACACATAGTTCGGATGAAGGAGAGTATCCTTGCACGCCGAACGCTATTGCGGTCGCTTTCAAAAAGTTTTCATTATAGCTTCCAATGATAGTCTGAATGACTGAATCCACGTCTCACTTTTGAAGATTGTGATCTTCCAGCACCTTTAGGACATCTGCTACGCATTCGTCCAACATGAGGTTTCTTTCTGCTGTGAGGTCTTTTGGTTCATCGGTCAACATGTACTGTAATTGTCTATCGGTAAGAGTTTTGGTTGTCCCATCTGATAACGTGACGACATTTCCTTCTACCTGTGTTACTTCGAGTTGTCATAGGTATTGCATGGTTTAGTTGATTACATTAGATAAAACTTCGAATTCTCCGAATGTCGGGTGGCTGAATACATATACTTTCTCACCTGTGGCTTTTACAGTCACAGCACATCTCTGCTTAGGGCTGTTTTCACAATTTGCTAGATCAAGAACTTCGATGTCTGCGGTTTCACCGTTTGCAAGCCTTAGTTCTACCATCTGGTTGTTGATATATTCCCCCTTGTGGTTCTTGTATGTGTAGTCTTTAGATACGTCCTTTTTCTTACTTACGTATGAAAGGATTGGCACCCCACCGTATGTTTTATAGCTGTAGTCCCATGGTCATTGATAGATTTCTCTTGCTTTTGCGAACGGATTCGCTTTGTCGCCTGATGCCTCCTTCAATGCACCTACTTCTTCCTGAAGTGCTTTTACAGTATTTAATAAAGCCCTTACGTCTTCGCTGGATATAGCCTGCTCTTGTGGAGCTACTATTGGTGCTGCTGGTGCAACTGGTGCAGTTTGAGCAGCTTCAGCAACACTTGGTACTCCAATTGTTTCCGATGTATCATTTGCGAGCTGTGCTGTAGCTTTTTGAGCTGCTTTAGCTTCTGCTGATCTGTTGTCGATTTTAGCCATGTGGATTATTTCTTATTAGAAGGATAAACAAGACGACCGTTATCTACGTAAGGCTCGTCATCATCTGATCAGGCTTTTCCTCCCGATCATACACCCGTACTGTGGAATGATTCCTTAGTACGTCTTTCTGAATCTTCTGAAGTCTTTCCCTTTTTGGCATAGTGTCTAGCCATGTCAATCAGTTCATCGACACTATCAAGATCAAGCTGTTGTCACTTAGTAATCTTATCGAAGTACCTTTGTGCTTTGGCTCCAGTCTCCTCATCTAGCTTTCCGAACTCTTTGTCGGCAAGTTTCAATGCTCTCTGGTGTTCCTCTTCAGCTTTTTTCTTTGCATACTTAGACTCGAATTCGTCTTCATCGTCGCTTTTGTCGTTTTTACTGACTTCTGCTTTGATTGCCGATTCTGCATCCTTGTAGTTGTCGTATCCAAACTTTTTCGCAACATCGTTGGCAAGTTTTGGATCAGCTTCATACAGTTTCATCAGACTTCTTGCATCCGCTTTGGCTGCCATGACAGCAGTTTCGATGGCAATGCTTCTGATACGTTCGACTTCCTTTTTGCTTCATTCCATCTGCTCCTTGTGGCGTTTGGATTTAGCATCTTGTTCGTC